AATGCTGTTGAGAATCCTAAAAAAGTTTGTCTTATTTTATCACCTGAACTATAAATTGCGTTGTCGCCACCAAAGGCAGCACCAAACGGAGGGTTAGCAATAATTTCGTTAGGGTAATTGTAAGATGTTTTGTAAGTTGGGAATGGACTTGTAGCACTACTATACAGTCTGAAGTTGTAACCTTCAAACCCACATGGTAATGATGTTATTGGTGCATCTTCATTAAGTTCTAACATAATAAATTTAGAAAGAAGAGCGTATTCACCGTTAGTACTACCAATTTGTTTACCAACATATGAGTTAGATGCGGGGTCCATGGTACAACCAACAAATCTCTCCAAGTAAATTGGATTAGAGTCAGTGTCAGAATAACTACGTACACCAACATCAAATGTAAGGTTGTTGAATGAAATGTTCAAAATTGAAACCTTAACTTCTACGTTTGATGAATTACCGTCTGAAATGGTAAACACCTTAAATAGTTTGGTTACTTTAGTACCCTCCAATTGAGAAACAACCCATGGGGACTCAGCACTTTTATATCTTTCCAAATAATAACCTATAGAACTTTGACTATTACTTCTTGCGCTTGGTAATTCAACAAAACTACAATTTAATCCACGAATGTATCCTTGATTGTATGAATTGTTCAACAATGTTGGGAATACTTCTTCAACAAACAATGGTACATCTGCCTGTTCTTTACCAAAATTACTTCTACCAAAAACTTTAGTTAAATAATTTGATTGTGATATTGAAAGAGATGTTTCAAAACTAAATGTTGTGTTGTCAATAGTTGAACCTGTAACTGCAAATGTTGAGTATGGGTTTTTAGCCACATTACCATATGTAGGTACCGAAGAACAATCAAACGTTGCTCCGGTACAATAGTATTCAGGTCCGTAGTTATTTCCAGCGTATGTTGCCAAACCTCTTGACCTTAAAGTAGCCACAACCATGTTGTCGTAATCACAATATGATACACCTGAATAAGTATACAAACTACCTGATACAACACCCGAAAATTCTGAACCTGTCAAACCTGGGTCTATTGGTGTAACGTTTTGAACAATATTAAAGAATGAAGAACCCGAATAATTACAACTTCCCAAATTATCAAACATTGCATAATACCAAGAGTCGTTAGTATCACTTTCTAAATCGTTTAATCCAATTTGAACGTCATCAACACCAAATACATTTGACTGTGGTGTATATAAGTCAACATTGATTAAGTTATCGTAATCATCGTCATCAATACTACCGTAAAATGCTATTGACTGACTCAAAGTACCAGTACTTTCAATGGCGTCTATCGCTACGGTGTAAATGAAATTTTGAATGTCACCACTAACGGTTGATGTTCCTCCATTGAAAGTTGTGTAACTTCCAAAGTGATTTAATATTGGTGCTGGGAACGGAGTGGTTCCGTTTATGTTAAATGTTATGGTTGATGATGACCCTGTTGTTCCTGAATACTGAACAGACCATGCGGTAGCCACAGGATTGTTAGAACCAATTGTGCCTGGGTCAACGTTGGCAATCGTTGTTATAGACCAAGACGGACCTGCGTCATAACCTGATAAACCAAGAATTCTTGTAACGAATAATTGGTTAGATTGTTGTAAATATGATTTTGCTATATAAGCCGCTTCGTATTTTGGTATTTGTGTCCCAACAAATTTTTCTGGTTGGGTTCCTCCAAAATATGCTTGGAACTCATCATAATTTGTTATGAAGATTGGTTCAAAGGCGGGACCTTTGATTGTCTCTCCCACGATACCTAGTGTAGTTACCCCCACACTCTGTGCTACGAAGCTTAAATCTCTTTCCGAAGTGTACACACCCGGTGAAACGAAGACTTTATTTGATGTTGCCATTATTCTGTTTTCTTAATGTCTAAATTTATTTTATTGTATAAATATCCACCAAAAACACAAAAACTTTACTTATAAAGATGTATTTATAAATTGGGCAGATTATTTTCTGCCTTTTTTCTACCTTATGGAAAAACCACGCAAGAAGATAAAAAATTTAAAGATATCGGTTGAGACACACGATGTGTTAAAAAGATATTGCGATAAAAGGGGATTAAAAATCTATAAGTTCCTTGAAACTTTGATTATGGAAAAATGTAAAGAAAAAAGAGACTTGTATGGTGAGGATTAAACTATTGTTGCGAACCAAATTAAATTGGACTCTTGACCTGCATTTGTTTTTGTAATATCAACCCTTAACACATCGTTAGAGTTGATTTCTAAATTTGCTAAATCAGAACCAAAAAAATCTCCATTGATGTAAACATCATATGAATCAACATTTGTTACTGAAGTATTGGTTAGATTTACTCTATACGGTAAAGTTTTTTCTATTGAAGTTTGTGAGGAAGAATATACGTATGGTAAATCAAATGTGTCAGGGTTTAGAGGATAAACATTTCTTTTACCCTTCAAAGACCTTGTTCCAACCTCAGTCAAAGTTAATGTACGAGAAATTGCTGGTTTAACTTCAAACTCTTCTTCGTCAATTAAAATACCCAACATTGTAAAATTATATGTTTGTATATAAAATTTTCTTTTTTCCAAATCCATTACATCTTCATCTGATACACTATCTAAAAGGATTGGAATAAAATGTCCTTTAATGAAGGCATATGCTTGACGAGATGCGAAATTCTGCATAACAATTTTGTTAAACTGATTTAACTCTCTCATTCTGTTACACATAATTTTAACTTGGTAAGTAATGTCCACAGGAATAGGTTGGGGAATAGTATAAACGTCCGCACCTCTTCTGTTACCATCCCATGTTGGAACTACGGCAAAAAGAAATTGTTTTCTATTTGGAATATTATAAATTAAAGGATTTGAACCATACTTTACTTCAGGTTGTCTGATTACGGTAATAAAAGGTAAATCAACGTTACTATCTAAATCTCTAAAATTCCAAGTCTCGGTAAATTGAGACCAGTTCTGTGATGTGATGATAATATCCACAACAGGAACACGAGCCCCTGAAGTTGACATCTCCAAAGTATTTTTCACAAAATCCAACATACCCCTATCCAAGTCATCATGTAATAACGACTTTGGTAGATAGGTTCCGTCCTTAGTGATATAACTAAGAAGTTCTTCCCTTCTACCATAAAGAATTTTTTGATTCTTTAAAGGAAGTGTTGGTTTAACAATTTTTTTTGGTAATGCCATTATCAATAAATAGTTTAATTTATATATTACAATCCTCTAAACTCGTTCATGTTCACAGGTGCACAATCAAATGTTTGATAGAATGGTTTGTATCCACCATAAGTGTGTTTCAAATCTGACACAACCCTTCCGTCATCAACTACGGTATAATATCTAACTCTACTTTCAGTTTCGTAGTATCCGATGTAATCACCAAAATCTATGGTAATTTGTAATTCATTTAAATCTTTTTGGTAAACCGAGAATGTCATATTACCTGGTTCAGTCTGAGCAATTTTTGAGGTTCCCAAAAATTTATTTTCAGGTTGTGCAATTTTAACATAAGCCTTGAACTGAACAGGTGCCAAAAATTGAATTCCGTCTTCTAACGCTTCTCCGTAAACATCATCGGTTTTTGTTTTGTATCTATCTACTTTATACAAAACCAACGTAAAGTTCATATCACCACCTAACCACTCTCTACCCATAGAGACATCTAAATCAAAATCTTCACCTCCGAAAAATTTACCTAATCTTGTTATTGGAACTAATTTCTGTGTCATATTATTCTATTGTTGAGTTTAATGTTGTTACTTGACTTGAGTTCGCTAATAGGTTTATACCTAAATATTTTTTACTTGCATCAATTAAAACATTTTTTAATGCGTGTAATCTATCCGAAGTATCCTCATCAAAACTGTCCCCATCAACATAAAATGTGAATCCTGTATAATAGGTGTTTGGTGGGTTATTATCATAACGTATAAAGTCTCGCAACTCAACTTTAGCCAATCCTTTAACACCCTTAGTAAACAGGGGTATTAGTTTCATAATAGCCTTTTTGGCGTCCGACTCATTATCAAAAATTACCATTATTGATAAATACCTTATTTTTTATTATTATTCTATAATATTGTATGAGTAATGTTTTAACCACCATAGAGAGTAGAGCACTAAATATCTTGGAGTCGTACGCTGGTGCAAACAACTATATTCTCAAATTACAACAAAAATTCAGGATAAATAAAAAGTTTTATCCCACAAGGTCTCAAGCCGAATACATCGTGAATTATTCCCCAAACACACCAAAGGTTGCTAAAAAATGGGTTGACCTTGACCAATACTTCGCACAAAAGATTGCGGACGATAAGGGGTATATTGAAATCCCAACCAAAGTATATGTTGAAAAACTATTGGTTGAAAAAGATGTGTCATTCCATATTTGGGGTAAATTTTTTGAAAGACAAGAGGTGTTTGATTTTTGGGTTCCCAAAGCGGCAATGTTAAAGGACAACTCAATCAAGGACGTTGAAATTGATTTTTCAAAATATTCACACCGTCCATTGATGTCTCACCAAGAAGAAGCGGTCAAAAGATTGGTCGTTAACAGAAGATTTATCTTGGCCGATGATATGGGTCTTGGAAAAACAACAGCAACTGTGGTTGGGGCTTTGGAAACAGGTTCCAAGAAAGTTTTGGTCATTTGTCCCGCATCATTAAAGATTAACTGGCAAAGAGAAATTACAAACTATACCGACAGAAGTATCTCCATTATTGATGGAAAGAAATGGGAGGATGCCGATTTTATTATCATAAATTTTGACATCATAAAAAATTTCCATGATGCAACAAATAAAGATGAGTCCATTATTTTAAAATCAAAATTTGATTTGGTGATAATTGATGAGGCCCATTACATACAAAACACACAAGCACAAAGAACAAAATTAATCAACGACTTTGTAAAGATTGTTGACCGACTTTGGTTATTGACAGGAACTCCAATTACATCAAGACCTATCAACTATTTCAACTTATTGAACCTTATTCAATCTCCCGTGGCATCCAATTGGATGGCTTACGTGAAGAGATATTGTAATGGGTTCCAATTCAAAGCGGGTAGAAGAAGAATTTGGAATGTGAGCGGAGCATCAAACTTAGATGAACTAAGAGAAAGAACCCAAAGACAAGTATTAAGAAGATTAAAAGAAAATATTTTAGATTTACCTGAAAAGATTATTACACCCGTTTACTTGAGATTAAAATCAAAAGAGTATGAAGAACTTATGGGTGAATATTACGATTGGTATGATAAGAGTGGTGAAGCCGATTCATTAACATTACAGTTTTCAAAACTAACAAAAGTTCGTCAGGTAATCGCCAACGAAAAAATTAACGCAACGATTGAGTTGATTGAAAGTGTTTTGGAACAAGATAAAAAAGTTATTGTGTTTACCAATTTCACAAATTCATTGGAATTAATTTTGGAAAAGTTTGGAAAACAAGCGGTCCGTGTTGACGGGTCTTGTTCACAAAAAGAAAGACAACTTGCCGTTGATGAATTTCAAAACAATGAAAAAATTAAAGTTTTTGTTGGGAATATTAAGGCGGCGGGTGTTGGTTTGACATTAACCGCGGGTGAAATTGTAATTATGAATGATTTATCGTTTTTACCATCCGATATGGCACAGGCAGAAGACCGAGCATATCGTATTGGACAAAAAAATAATGTTTTGGTTTATTACCCTATTTTTGATAATTCTATTGAAGGAATAATATATGATATTGTCCAAAAGAAAAAAAATATAATATCTACTGTTATGGGTGATAATTTAAACGACGGACATGAGACCGGAAATGTTGCTTCTGAAATTTTAAATTTAATTAATACCCGAAGATTTTAATTATATTTGTGGTATTTATCATAGATGACTAAGCACAAAAAATGTAGTAAGTGTTTTTTATTAAAACCTTATGATTTGTTTTATTTGAATAAAAAATCTAAAGATGGGAGAAGGTCCTCTTGTATTGATTGTAATAAAATTTACAAAGAACAAAATAAAGAAAAACTTAAAGAATTAAGTAAAAAATATAATAAAAAAAGAAAAGACCAAAAAAAACAATGGGCGTTAGATAATAAAGACAAAGTTAATAAAAGTAAAAAAAAATGGGCGGAGTCTAATAAGGAGGGAAGAAAAGAATATATTAAAGAATACAATAAACAATACTATAAATTAAATCTTGAAAAAAGACGAGAGTATTCTAAAATAAAACAAAAAGAATATAGAAAAACTAACGATTTGTACCGTATAAAGTCCAATTTAAGGAGAAGAATAAATAGATACATAAAAAACAAATCTAAGTCAACTCAGGAAATATTGGGAATAAGTTATGAGGAATTTTTAATTTATATTCAAAGTAAATTTACTGCGGGTATGTCAATTGACAAGTTAGGTCACGAAATACACATTGACCACATAATACCGTTGTCCTCAGCAAAATCGGAAAAAGAGTTGTACCAACTTTGTCACCACACAAACCTCCAACCATTATGGTCCAATGATAATTTAATTAAAGGTAGTAAAATACATTAACAAATTCGTGTTATTTATAATAATATTAAATGAACGACAACAATGAAAAATTTAGTGAATAGAGTTCAAGAATTAGAAGAAGAGATTCTAATTAAAGAGACGGTGAAGGAAACGAATAGGAGAAACGAGAAAGCCGTAAACGAAGCCAGAAAAATCAAAGTAGAAAAATTACCATACGGTTA